CGTAAGCATCCCGAAATCCGGTTGCACTAATATAGTGCATAGGATCGATGTCAAGATCAACAAGCTGTTGGTGCTCTGCATTACTGTAGAGCAACCAAACAGCAAGAGATCTCGGACAGTCAAGGGACTGAAGAAAATCATAGATGGCGGCGTCGGTTACCGACGATGGCACGCGAAAAGTACGAGCTAGTTTAACTAGCTCGGCACTTTGCCTCTTTGATGGCATAGTGATACTCCTATCGCCCTAGGGCGGTGAATGGTTAGTAGACGCTTTCGAAATTCTCGACTGCGGCTTGCATAACCGTGGCGTTCGCCAGGAAGTTCTTCAAGTATGCATACGCATCCTTGCGCTGTTGAAGCGTTGAACGTTCCGGGAGAGTCGCCTCCACATTGAAGGTGATGTCATATGCCTTCGTCGGGGCCGGCTGAATGCCGGTGCTCGTCGATGGCGACGTCACCTCCAGTACAGGAGTGACCACTTTCGCGGTCAGCTTGTAGTTACGGCTCGTTTTATTAGGAGCACGCAGCGAAAAGCTGATGACGGGAAAACCCAGGGCAATACCGGAAGAACGGTCTGCCCAACGGGCTACCCCTGCCACGTCGATATTGACGGGGGCAAAGGTGTGGTTGGCTGGGGTCGCTTGACCATCAGCCAAAGTCAATGTGGCGATTGCCGTCATTGTAAATACCTCTTGAAGTTCTACGTTAACGAAATTGTTGACGTAGTAATGCCATGGCGTTATAGAAGTGGGTCATACTAGCGGGATTCTTTAACCGAGGAAGTCTAGGCGTCGGAAAACCTGTATAGATTTTCCGATTGCAATAGACAATTTCAGCTCTAGAAGACCCCATAGCACTTTCCCACCCAATAGCACCATAATCGTTTCGATATTGCAAAGTACGCAAAGCATTACGCTTAACGAACGTTGTGAAGCTTCCATCCACAAACTCGACGCCAATAGTAGCATCGAGCGTTTCAAGAAAAGCTCCAATTGGATAAAACCAATCAACAACGAACGACCAAGGCGTTAGCTCCCATGCGATACTGGCTACGTTAAGTAGACCGAGTGAGGACGGGATACTAGACACCGTTGTGCTAGGACGATACCAGATTCTCATGGTAAAGTCATATTGGTAATCAGCAACGTCGACACGGTTATAGACTTGCCCAGTAGAAGGGTTCATTACTGTACCTTTCTGATAGAGCGAGTTCTTAACTGTTCGGCGGCATGAGACTTTCTGGGTAGGCGGACGCTCTTGCATTAACTTAGCAAGGGCTTCAGCTGCACCCCGAACATCATCAAGCAGTGGTTTAACACCGTACTGAAAGCCAATCCAGGCGTTGGCGATAGCCTTCGACTGGTTCCGCTTAAAGTCGCGACTGAACCGACGACGCTTAGACCGCGAGATATGTATCCCGACGGAATTAGCGGCGCCGACAATGTCCCCATGGCGCAAGCCATGAACGACCCCGGTAACTGATTTAATTACGTCAGTTACTAGGCGAATTGTCTGATCCCGCTCTGCAATCACTTGCATCAAATTCACCTTTAGATCTTTGATCTGCCGGAGAATCTGATTCTGCATAATTGCTTCGTAGGAGTCAAGTTCAGCTGATGAGAGAAAGAACTCTGGAGGATTATACCATTGGCCGGAAAGAGTAGGACTCTGACCAGTTTGGTATATCCCTTCCCGGAACCGAGTTCCGGTAAGATTTCCATAGTTATCATATGACGTAGAATTATACGTCTCACGGTATGCCCAATATATAGCCTTGCTATACGTAAAGGCGTGCCCTGGAACGTATTTCTTTGCACGAAGTACCGCGAAGTAATTCGGCGTCACAGAACCAGACCTCGATATCCGATTATTCACAGACCAATGCGATACGTCGGGTGCAGGGTTCGTAATAACAGTTTTGTCCGAAGAGAGAACATGCTTCGGGGCATCACTGAAAGTGCGAGTCCTACGCTCTTCGTAATACGTATTGTTCTGGAAGAAGTTAATATTGAAGTCAGTTCTACTCATCATAATCCTTTAAAGGATAGCGGAGTACCGCTGCGTAACACAGTAGTACGATGGATTAAGGGTAGCACATGCCTTAATCCCTGGCTGTCAAGGCCAGGCGCATACGCGTCTAAAAATCTCCCGGGAATACTTTACTATGCCATTGTTCGCTAAAGAGCTCTAATGCTTTCGTAAGAAAGTCATTATAGTGAACTCGCCGATGGGGTCTAGATTGTTCGAGAAGAAACTTCTCGAACAGGCTAATAACCTCATTTGCGATCTCAAAATCGCGTCCCGATGATACTCGAACAGCCTTCCATGCAAAATGCAGGATCACTGCCGCGTAAGTTGGG